ATGTTCTCACCCATTCCATTACTTGTTGTGCTCCACTTGGAACGATTGGGTCAAATAAAGTGATTTCAATATCTTGCCATTCACCTTTACCTTTGAGTTTTCTTTTTACGTTGATGTGGTCTAATGTTACTACTTCGAAGGAAATAGAAGGTCTATTTGCCGTTTTAATCAAATATGAAGCGATACCATCAATTTCCATGATGTATCTGTTCTTCATCTTCGGTTCGAAGTTCGTGTAGAACATATCGTTAAATTCTAATACTTCTGCCATTTTTTTATTCTCCTATTATATACTACTATAAATATAGTTCTTTTTAATTTTTAGTTATGCCGTAAAACTAGCCCCAGTCGGTAGAATGTTGAAATCAATTACAATGAATTCAGCTGTCTTAGTAGGTTGTAAGTAAATTGCCCCTGCCAAGATGTTTCTATCGATTACATCTGGTGTATTGTTAGATTCATCCATTACCACTCTAAAAGCGTAAAGTCCTTGTCTTTGTTGTATTCCTTCTAAATAAGGATTAACAGTATTTAAGAACTTACCTCTCGTTTGAGATGTGTTTTGTTCGAATACAAGGTATCTTGATGTAGATGCGATGTATTTCTTCACTTTGATTAATAATCTTCTTACGTTGATTCTATCAAGTGCAGATGCTCTATCTTGTAGAGTTTTCTGTCCGAATGCAACGATACCCTCACCTGGGAATTGTGCGATTGGATTAATCTTTCCTTCATATAGTGTATCTCTCTCAGCGTGAGTTAATCTGTTTAGTACAGAAACTGCTCCGGTGATACCACCTCTGTTTAACCCTGCTGGTGCAAACCATTCAGCTGCAACTGCATCGTTTTCAGCGTAAATTCCTGGCATCAATACTGATGGTGGAACTGCTGTTAGTTTATTAGTTCTACTATCAATTGTTTTAACCCATGGGTAATAAGTACCAACGTAGTTAGAATCAACTGATTGTCCTTCTTGGATTGCTTGAGCGATAGTATCATTCTTATCAGTTACATCACCGATGAAGAATGCATCTTCTCTAGCTTCTACCATATCAGAAACTTTATCAAATACATAAGAGTGTAATCTTCTTACAACACCTGGTGCAGATACCAAGTTGATATCGAAATCATCTGGATTAGATACTGCGTTGATTGCTTTTACATATGCAACCGAACCACTTGATGTTGAAGTAGATAAGTTAAATCCTTGTGCGTTTCCTGCTCCCCATTGAGAATCATCAGCTTTAGCTGCTTTGATTGTTGGAGATATACCATCGAATCCACCTTGGAATCCTACTGTAAATTGTCTTTTGTTGATTGTAGATGCATCATCTGCAGTAGATAGAGTATAACCAAAGTTATAAGTTCCATATCCATCATCTTGGTGGTTTGGAGTTACTCCAACTGAACTAGCACCATTATATTTTACATTGATATCTGCATCGAATGCAAATACTGTATTTCCACCGATAGTTGCCGAAGCTGGAATTGGTGAAAGATAAGCAGAGTTATCAATTTTTACAAGTGTTGATTCTAAATCAATACCAGAATATTTTCTACTTGTAGATGCGTTATTAGAATCAGAACCAGTAGAGAATATTACTGCTGGTACATCCGATTCAGAACCTCCTACTAAAATAGGGTTAGTATATGCACCATGTCCAAATGGTACTGCTGATATAGGAGATGCTCCTTCTTTAACTGTTTCAACTCTAACATATTTAGAACGATTTACATAATCACCATTCATTGTCATTTTTCCAACTGCATCAATAGTGATGTTCTGGTCACCAATTACCTTTGTAATGTAATTTGGAGATGCTGGGTCCATAGATAGGTTAGTAAATGTTTCTAATATAGTAGGACTTTTATCTGTATCAGAGTATCCTCTAAGTGCGATTGAGAATGTACCATAATCAGATGCGTTAGAAGTACCTGCTGCTTTTACGTTAAAGATAGATACTTTGAATTCTGTGTTTGAATAAGTACCATCACCTAAAGTATGTAATCTGAAAAGGTCATATCTTTCACCAGAGATTAACTGTGATTGTATATAAGGAGTACTAGCGTTTGTACAATCTTGTGTAAAATCTTGGTCTGATAATGCAACTAATGAAACTTGAGAACCACTATTTGATAAATGGTCTGCAAAATCAGTTGCTGCGTTTTCAAAATATTTAAATGAATATACTTTTTTACCACCAAATGCACTTTCTCCAAATACATCTGATAAATCGTTTCCTGCGGTTGGTAAAACTGATGCTGAAATTTCAGTTCCTAATAAAGAACCTGAAATTGAGAATGCTGATGCTGAAGGTTGTGAATCTATTGCTGTTGAAGCAAGTAATTCAGTTGTGATGTCTCCATCTGCATCTGCAAGGTTATCAGTACCATGTAGTACACCGATGATTTTATCATCTTTAGTACCCACACCACTTAATTTAATTCCAAGAGGTGCTGCATGAGAATAACCACCCATATGTCCTACACGAACAATAGTAGCTACTCCAGCTTCTCTTAAATAATTTTGTACGGTGTACCCTGAATAGTAGTCTCCATTAGGGGTGCCGAATATTTCTTCGAATTCTGATTGTGTACTCACAACGGTTGGAACGAAAGCAGGTCCTTTATGGAAAGGTCCAATTATTGCTGCTCCGATTTCTCCAATACCTTGTGATAAGAAAGAAAGGTCATTTTCTCTCGTAAATACACCAGGTGATACAATCTTTTCTGCCATTTTATATTACTCCTTGTTAATTTTTTTGTATAATATACTCTTATATAAGTATAACCAACTAAATCGAAAGATTATTTTTATCCTTCTACTTCAGCTGTTTCTTCTTTTGGAGTTGGAATAAATTCACCTGTTGCCGGGTCAAAGTTACCATCTCCGTATTTTCCATTCAATCCTTCAAACAATTCTTTCTCTTTTTCTACAAGAGATTGATGTTGTTGAATTAGTTGAGTTTCTTGAGCCTCAATTTGTTGGATAGTTCTACTTCTTTGAATAGAAAGTTGTCCTAATTGAGTAAAAGTTCTCCCAACTTCTTGACGTAATTCGTTAATTGATTGGATTTCCTCTTCTGTAAACTTAATTGCTTCTGCCATTTTTGTAAAATTTAATTAATTATTGTTATCAATATATATAAATATATAGTTTTTCACAAAACGTAATTTTTTATTCATTAATTTTCAAATGTATGAGAGAATGTTAAGGTATCTGAAAATGCTCCATATACACCCATTTCTCTTGCTCTTACTCTAGCATACCAAGTACCAGTTGAAAGACCAGATACATTTAAAGATGTTCCACTAAACGTACCACTATGAGTTCCATCAGGTGATGAGAAATCTGAGTTATCATCTACATCTAAATCATAATCAGTTACACCAGTTGTACCTGTTGCACTTGGAGTTGTCCAACTCAAGTTTGAATCTGCAGCTCCAGCTGGATTGTTATATGAAATAGTTGGTGCTGATGGACCTGTGAAATCACTCCAAGTATTTGTACCCTTGTTATGAGTTATATACCCATTTACCAAGTAAGTATCATGTTCTTCAACATCTATTGATACAATTTCTACTGTACCATCTGTAATATCAATCGAAGCTACAGGTTCTTTTACAATAGTACCATTATTAGATTTTATTAACTTATCACCAATTACTAAGTTGTGTAATTCCTTAAATCTATATAATCCATCTACTGAATCTTCTACTAACATAGGATGTTCCGATGTACCTGTAATTTCACCACTATTAATATCATAATATCTTGATGCGAAAGAATAAGTAAGATTTACTACTGTTACATCTTTAGAAACCTCACCAAGTTCTGAATTAGACCAATCTAAAAAGTTAGAAGAATACTCATCATCTGATAATCCATCTAAAGAATATCCTTTTAGTACATCTCCTTCTTCTAAATCTCCTGCATCTACAATTGTACCATCTGCTAAAAGAATAGGTGAATCTGCAGTTAAACATAATGATGATGCATGTCCATCGTAGTTATCTACGTTATAAACTGTTTTTTCAATATTTTCACCCATTTCACCTTGACCAGCTCCACCGATGTGTGCATTGTAAACTTCATCATATACTACTCTAAGAGTATTCGATGCTACTTCCAATCTTGTATCAGTATTTGACCTATCGGCAAAAGTTAAAGTTGCTGTCTTGTGTTCATCACCTCCTATTGTGATTGTAGTACCTGCTGCTACCGACCATGTAAAGTTTCCATCGTATTGACCTAACTTACTATCATGGTTTGAACCTGCCCCACTAAAACTCAAAGTGTAATCTTCAGAGGTGCTTTCAACACCATAAGTGAACCCACTAAGTGAACCAACCGAATCGATTGCGAACGATGAAAAACTAATGTTATCTCCTGCCGATGGAGTTGTACCCATTATATCAGATATTGCAGCCGTTGTAGCTGCTGTTGAATCTCGTAAATCTGCTAATGATAAAGTATCTCCACTTGAAAGTGTAGCCATATTATTCTCCTAATTATATATTATAAATATCAAGTAATTCCTTTACCCACTTATCTTTATTGGTAAAATTATCAATCATATGTTTTTTAAGGTGTAAAAACCACTTATTTTTTTCTTCGTAAGAAGTTTCTAATAACCTATTATAAATATCAACAAAATCTTTTTTAGAAGTTGCTCTGTAAGGATATTCTAAACTTGGTAACCAAGATGTATGTAAAATTGGTAATTTTCCCCAATCTACTGCTTGGAATATTGAATATCCAAAAGGTTCATAAGTAAAACAAGAATGCGATATACCCCAAGCCATATTCCAAAAATTATCACCAAAATCTGGTTTGTAATGATATACTCGTATTTTGGAGGTATCCATTTTATATCCTTTTTTAAATACACCATTAAACATTTGAGAATCTGTAAATACTAATGCATCTAACCCATCTAAAAAATGTGGGTTCTTTCTTCCTTCACTTCTTGCAGCAAATCCTAATTTATTTGATTCACTTAGAGGTTTATTATGTTTAAACTCATAAAAGTTCGGTATATTTTGATTTTCATACTTTATATCATACAATCCAATCCATATAGATTTCTTTGCCCATTTATTTACATCAATTTCCCAAGTTGAATCAATATAAGGATGATGACCAAAGGATGAATCACTACCAACTGCGTTTTTTAAAATATGGTCTACTGAATTATGTAGTATGTTAGAATATATTTTCTTTTTATTATCAATAATAACTTGCATGGGTTTATAGTGTCCATGTAAGATATGAATTCTTCTACAATCTTTTATCTTTTTTTCAAATTTCCTTAAATCATCACCATGCCAATGAGTTTCTATTGGAAATTTATAATCGTATTCGTTAAAGTTTCTTGGTTTGTTTCTGTGTATAAGAAGGACTGGTTTGACTTTTAACTTTGGTGCTATTTCTTCTAACCAAATATTAACCCATGTATCAGTTCCGGCGTTTACCCAAGGTCCTCCACCAGTTGTATAATAAACATCATACATATTTTATTTTTTTACTATTATTTTTCCTGCAAAGTTTGCTGAGAATGAAACTGTTAATGCATTTACAGAAGTAGATTCTATATCTAATGGTTGCTCTTGTGTATTATTTGAAGTATTCCAAGCTTGTACAAAAGGATATCTTTCATTTAAATTATGTGTTATGGTATAAAAAGCAGCACCAGTTACATCTTCTCTATAAGAATCTAAATCAGATGATGCAATAATATGACCACCCTTTGCAACTACTACATGACCAGAATGATTACCACTTAAATTTACAGTTGCAGTATCATTATTAGTAAGAGTTACTGAACTTGGTACTAATTGTTGGTAAGAACCATCATAAACAGAAATAATTACGTTTCTTGAATCAAAACTATGATTTACCGTAATTGTATTAGTATCACTAAATGATTGAGTTACTGATGCAACTTGGTCAACTGAAATTCCTGTCAATGCAGAACCATCACCATGAAATGTATTACCACGAACTTCATTCCAAGGTTTGGAAGAAGAACCTAAATCATAAGTTGAACCACTATCTGGTATTAATGAAGATGAGAAATCTGCACTTACTGTTATTGAATCAGTTGTAGAATCACCTATTGTAATATTACCACCTAAAGTAAGATTACCTAATATATTTACATCTCCACCTCCAAATTCGAATGATGAACCACTAAATGATAGTTTAGTATCTGAGGTATTGTTTGAGTTTCTTGAAGAAAGGATAATACCAGCACCCGCCGTATTATCAGTTGTAACTCTAAATCTATCACCAGTAGAATTTGCTCCCACTACTAAAGAGTGATTTTGTCCTACTGTTTCGTTTAATATTGTTTGTGCTGAAGTGTATGTATTTGAACCAGTAGTTGCCAAAGAACTATAAAGAACAGTATCAGTTACATTTATTTGTTCTGAACCACTTACTACACCACTACCACCAAAAAGTATATTTGAATAATCTATATCACCACTAAAGGATGATGCTGAAATGTACAATGAAGCCGATATGCCACCAACTAAATTAAATGAACCTGAATTTTGTGAATTTGTGGTGAGTATTTCTTGTATAGATAGAGTTCCATCTACATCTTTTTCGAAAAATATCCTACCATCATAGGTATTAATTGCTAATTCCCCTAAATCTAAATTAGAGGTTGTAGGGATTTTACCCTGTACAGCGGTTCTTTTTAATTTGATTGTCTGTGCCATATTTATGACTTATCGTTTTCATTATATAATTACTCGATAAATAGAAAAACCCTTATATAAGGATTAAACCCCCCATAAAGGAGGGTTTATATTTACCTTTATTTTAACTTAATTTACTCTTTAACTCATCAATCTGAGCTTGTTGGTCTTTAACTGCTTCGATTAGTAAAGCCACAACTTTATCATATTTTACAGCTTTATATCCATTTTCACGAGTTGTTACCAATTCTGGTAAAACTGCTTCGATTTCTTGAGCAATAACACCAATATCAGTACCTTTATGAGAATGTACTTCAGAATTTTCAACCCAATCAAAAGTATTACCACTTATTTGAGCAATTTTGCCTAATGGGTTTTCAATTGGTTTGATGTTTTCTTTTAATCTCTTATCTGATGATGAATATGCTACGATATCTGCTGAAGCGTGTATTTCACCTGCTGTTCCCGTTGGGTTCATACCAACACCTAAACAATGTGATTTAAGGTGAGAAGCAAACTCTGATGTACCTAC